CTATAGCAATCTTATTTCTCCACCATGAACATTTATTGGCGTCATAAGAAGTGGACTCTCTACTACGACAAACCCATTTTCATTACTTATAACCGGGGTCTTTGATTCATCAGATGTTGAAATAACCATCGCTTTATCTCCTGCCACAACACCTAACCAAAACCATGTCCCTAAGTTATGATTTATCTTCAATGCTAAAAAAATAAGCTGTGTATCAGAGTATTGTATTTGCGTTGTCCATTTTGCTCTAGTGTCTGAACCTGAAACCTCTGTAGAAACACTTGCGCCAACTGTATGTGCAGCGGAGCTACCGTTACTCATTTTACCGTTAACAAGCTGCGGGTGGTATTTGCTTGTTTGTTTTGCTTTTCCTATCACTGAACTAAGACCTAAATCCGGGCTATAGAACACTATTGTCTGTTCCACTGTGCTGGCTTCTTTTGCCACTACTGCCGGCAATGTAGTCCCTCCGGCCTTAATGTCAGTTTGCCAGTGAATATCTGAAAGATTGTATGGAGATCCCTCGTTAATGTCCCACCAAACCGCTCCGCCACCTATACGGTTATTAGGCATAATTCTTACGTTAGTATTGTCGTCGAATGCACCAAACATTTTCATACTGCTGCCGTAAATCCAGCAGTTATCCAGCGTAATGTTATTTGCGCTCGTTGCTATAACTCCATACACATTGCTTTCGTTTGACTCTATGTAGCATGAATCAAACTTGATGTTATATGCACCTGCAATCCAAACACCGTGAGTGCGAAAACTTTCAATGCCGCAGTTGAACAGCGTAAGTGCCTCTACCGCACCTTCAAACTTAATACCTACATCACACTGGCCTGTGTGGACAGAAACCAGAGGTTGAATGTTGCATTCATCAGTAAAGTGATAGCGATGCAGGCCGGTAGTGTATGTGCCGTTACATTGCAGGTTACGGAACAGTGAGTAGAAACATCGCTGAGTGTAAACTAACTGCTGGACGTTTACTCCAACAATATCTGTAACCTCACAACCAAATACATGGTCACGTAAACGGAACCCCTGATAGAAGTTAACCAAGGTTGCGTTACGAATGGTGGTTCCTGTGGTTAAGTATTCTTCCCCAGATTTCCCAAATACAGAAGCTATAGAGCCAGTAGAACTTATGTAACCTGTTTCCATGAACACATTAGTTGTGTCGGAAGTGTCGTCCCGCCCAACGATACGAGCGCCCTGAAAATCTATCACTTGCATCCGACGCTTAGGGAAATTAGTTGCTTCAATGTCAGATGGAGATTCTGAAGCCAACACATAAACTTTACCGGCGATGTAATAGCTTTTCCACGGAGTGGCTACTACTTTAACACCACCTGCACGCCACGCAGCAATCAGAGCGGCCTGAAATGCGTGTGTGTCGTCATGCTTGCTTGGGTTATCTTCTCCGTTCAATAAGTAGGCATCGCCATACGCACCAAAGTCATCTACATTAATTTCCTGATTAAAGTAGTCAGATGCTTTTCTGGTTGCAGCATCAGCATAAGGCTTCTTAAATGAAATATAAGAAGCACCATCATCAGATGATAAGCGCGAAGAAAGTTGATCAGGGTCATACTTCAGCACATTAGGGAAATAGAACTGCTGCGCACCATACACATCATATACAGCCATGGAATGGCCTTGCACAGTTACAAATTTGGCAATCTGTCCGTTATATACAGGGTAACCAGCAGCGTTAATGATGATTGGTTGCGAAACAGGAACGTGAGAACCGTCTTCGTTCTCCACATAAACCTGAATCTGGTTTTCAGGATTTACCGGGTCAGTGTCAATTTTTCCGATATAAATTTTGCCATTAGCTACGGCTTTAAAAGAACGAGCCATAGTGAAGAGTTGCGAAGGCATGCTCACTACAACATTGGCTGTAATGTCTGTCATTTAATGTGCTCCAGATGCAAGGAATCGCCGCAGCGTGGCTACGGTTGGTATTTGTTTGGTTTTTGAACTACGAAAATTTCGTATTTGTTTGGTTTTTGAACTACGAAACGAAAATTTCGTAGTGCTATCCATCAAGGCCATCGCCGCTGAGTTGCTACGGTGAATTTTGGGCATAAAAAACCCAGCCGAAGCTGGGTCGTTGCGTTGGTTATCTGTCAGTAGTTATGTACTGAAGGAGGTAATTCTTTATTCTTAAGTCTCATCCATGCGGAAAGATTCGTTGGTCCGTCTGGCTCATTGATATCAACATCTCGTGTGTGATTGATTAAAACGTCTCTCGCCATTCCGATAACATACGAGAATTCATGACCGTAGTCGTAGCATCTGCCGGAATAGTTCGATTGAATTTGTTTTAATGCCGGATACAGTTCGCGGAATAATGCCTGTGAACGGTTGGCATAATCCCATAACCATACAAGGCTGTTTGCTTCTTTTGCAGAAAGCTCGTTTGCTTTCTTCTCTTGTTTGCCGATGAACTCACCTTCAAGCGGAACGCGAGCTGCAAGTGACAGAGCTTCGGTAAACTGCTCATCGCTGATTTCTTTGTATGAACACCCAAAATGAGATTTCAGCGACGACCACATGGTAATCATTGCCTTCGCCTGTTTTTCTTTTGGCAGAGACTGACCGCGACTCATGACGAGTTGTTTAATGGCTTCCTGCTGTTCAGTGGTGATTTTACCCGGCAACGCCTTTTTAGCTTTGCGTGGGTTAACTACATGGCCTTTAGTCCAGTACTCGTAGAGCACATCGTCACACTCTTCCTGATACTGGATTACCTTGTCGCGGATTTCAGGGCGGACTTTGTTTGGACTGATGCTATTCAACCAAGCTGCCAATTTTCGTAAAGCCATACAAATCATGGCTTGCACCCCACCGGCAGAAGGTATGGTGATTTCCACCACCCACCGGCAGAAGGTATGGTGATTTGGTGATTTCCACCATACCCTTCGAGAAGCGTTGAGAAATCTTCTTATGTTGAGATTTCCAGTCCAGCCCCATTCCCTCAACGATAGGTTTCATTGGGGTATACGGTTCGCCGTTGTGATTGAAAACATAAAGCTCTGCGCCGTGGAATGGCACGTTGATAGTAGATACTGCTGTTGCTATACTTTTCATGTCGTTAATTCCTATGCGTGGTTTTACGATACCGAAGCCCTGACCGCTCCAACGGTTGGGGCTTCAACTTTTCACTTCTTTAAAGTGCCTACCTTCTACAGTTGCTCTGAGATTAAAATTCTTACCTTTACCGTCAAGCTCTTTCCACGCATCAACAATGCACTTATTACAGATGTGGACTTCTCGGAAACCAATAGCTTTTCGGTCAACATTGGTGAACATAACCGCTTCTTTATCTGTCAATGTGGATACATGACAGAAGTCACAATCAATATAATATACCTTCACATCACCACCCCCTCACGCTTCAAGCTGTCCATCACTCGCTTGTAAATCTCTGAGTTAACAGAACGCCCATTTTCTTCCGCTACCTTCCGAACCATATCCAATGCATCTTTAGGCCATCGCAGGTTGAACTGCGGATTCTTACTCATACCTTTCATCTTCCCCTCCGCAAGCAGGTCCACGGTGGAAGGAAAAGAATACCTACTTGAACATTCCACGGTGGACCTATTGAGAATATAGTAGAGTGCTTCTATCATGTCAATACTTAAACATGGAGTGATGGCATGGCTAGAGACGACCCGCACTTTAACTTCCGCATGCCTTTGGAAGTAAGAGAAAAACTAAAATTCAGAGCAGAAGCAAATGGTCGCTCTATGAATTCCGAGCTTCTAAAAATAGTTGAGGACGCGCTATCTGAACCGCACCCGGTATCAGGCTATCGCGACGAGGCTGAGCGTTTGGCTGACCAGCAATCTGACATGGTTAAAAAGATTGTTTTTGATACACTGAAAAGCATCTACAGCAAGGGATAACAAAATGAAAAAAATAGATATCTACAGTGACACGTCAGCATATGTGATAGGTTCACTGGCTGTGATTGCTTTTTTCATTTGGCAGTACCCAGTGTTATCTCCTGGCTGGCGTTTTCTTGGGATTTCTTTGCTATCTCTTGTGGCTGGAATAGCTTTACAGGTATTGATATTCATTTTTAACGGATGGCGGTCAAAAAGGATAGAAAAGAAAAGATCCGCATCGATGTGCAGAACAATTGCTGTTCATGAAGCGTCAACTGATCCAGATGATGCTGCTAAATGCTGGAGATACATGATTGCAAGATACTCAAATGATTTACTTTCTAATAGGTTGTCAGATCTAATAGGGGTAGTAACATCTTCACTTAGCACCATCATAGGAATAGGGATTTCCATATGGTACTTTGGAATGATTGCATATTTTGTATGGAATGGTGACTATGGCGAGCCATTCTTGCTTTTTATACCATTTCTTTTCAGAGTGTTAGCAATTTTATGTGAGTTGTTGATAGGGTTCATCTGTAATATTTTATTTAATAGATATCCTGGAGAAGCCAGTAGATTCAACAAAAACTATGATGAATTGCGAAAAAAAGATCAGTTGCTTTCCAGTAAAGAATTTCGTGACTCCATCCATAGTTAGGCCGTCCGTGGCTATTTTTTACTGCTGTGTCACCTGATTTGCCAGCAGAGGTCTAAGCGTGATGGCTGCCTGATTCAAAGCCTTCTCATATGAAGGGGTTCCTGCTTTAGTGTTTGCAAGACGCAAGAGCGCATTTCTTGCCATGGGGCTTTCATAAACCCTAGACATAATGCCAATTCCTGTTTCACCAGCCAATAGCGCGCCCCCGGTTTTTAGATTACCCATAACCCTTACTAATGGCGCGAGTGTCATCCCAGTCTTCGTCACAACATTAGCCTCAGATGCTCTTTTGGTGGCTTCGAGAATAGATAGCATTCCCTCTATCTCTTTTCCGTTTTTCCCGCCAAATACAGTTTTAAACACCTGACCATTTGCTTGTTTTTGCAGTTTTCCAAGCTCAGTCATCATTCGCTGAGGGCTATCACCTGCTTTGGCTGCTATTTTGCTAATATAGGCTGCCCTTAGCATGTCCTTGCCTTTTGGATCTAGCTTTCCATACAGTCGAGCTATATCTGAGCCATATTGCCCGTAAACAATGGTATTTACAGCCTCAGGAGTCAAATCACCTTTGTTTAGAACGTTTTTAAGGCGCGTCTGAGTTGCATGTGTTGCCATTTTTGCATAATCAGCTTTTCCTGCTCGCCATGCTGAAGCGTCTTTTGGACTAAGTCCTTTCGCTATAGATTTACTAAGGCTATTGGTTAGCGAGTTGTAGATCCTGTCCACCATTGTTTGCGACATTGATGGCAGAACTGTACGATCGCCTTTTACGTCAATGCGGAACTGAGTTCTCAGCTTATCAAGTAACTCAAAGGCATCATCTCCATTTGTTATCTCCTGAATGGCATTCTTATAATCATTAAGCGCAGAAATGGTCTGGGTGTCAGAAACACCTTTAAGTTTCCCAAGTTCGTTTACTGCTCCGTCGATAGCTCTTATGGCGCCACTTGTATCAACTGGCTTTCCAACCATTCTTCCTGACAGGTTGTTTAGTTTTGACTTGGCTAACGATTTTTCCCTTGCAACGCCTGACTTTAGACTATCAACGACTACAGATGGATCGTAGTCGCCGTATTTTTCGGTGAAGCGATTAACAAGCTTGGTTCTAGCATCCTGCTGTGCGGCTCTCATTGGTCCAGTCCCAGCTATGACTCCTTCTGAGTAACCCTGCAGTTGATTGCCAAGTTTTGTTTTTGGAGGAACTACATCCGATGTCATAACTGGTACATCTGCCGCAGCGGCACGCTTGAGCAATTGCTGATCTGCTGGTGATATTTCGCCACGAACAGCAGTAATTCCACGCCCTATTCCCTTTGCTGCTGCGGAAAGAACCCCCTGAGCGGCAAGGTTAACTCCGGCATTTTTAGCTGCATTTTGTGCGAAATCGCCTTTCTGATTTGCGGCCTCTGCCAGTGATCCAATAGCCATGCTTCCTGCCGTTCCAACTCCTGGAACTAAATACCCGCCAATTGTTTCTCCAGCTTGCGCATAAGGGTCTGTTGGTCGATCTACTGGACGATAGACATCGTCCAAAACCTTGGGGCCACCAAGCCCCTGGCTGATTGCATTAATCAGACTTGCGCCACCCTGCAATACGTCAAATGGTATGTTTACCAGACCACGACCAGCCTGCTCTGCAATTTGCCCTGCACTTTGACCACCTGTGAGCCAATCGCCAGCTTGTTGCATCAATGATGGTTCTTCTTTCTGCTGCTGAGGCGCTGCCTGTGTACTTTGCTGTACAGGCTGTTGTGTAGCTTGATTCTTCCTAGGGAGGTATTCATCAGCTTGCTGGTTGTGCAGACTCTCCGCATATGCAGTGGCATCGTCAGGATTGTCGAACATACCAAGATGCTTTCCCGTCCTCATGAAGTTATCAATAGCTTCATCATCAGACATAATGCGACCATCATCACTAACGGTAGGAATCAGCACCTCTCTACCATCTATATTGGTAGACATGCTTCGCACAGTGCTAATGCTGCCATCAGAGTTTTTAACAACAGGCCGATTGTGAATGTCAATATTACCCTTCTCTAGCAGACCTCTAGGGTAAGCAGAGTAAAACGCTTGTTTTGCCTGCTCTGCATTTTCTCCGGCTTGCGGGGCAACGACTTCATTGAAGTATTGCTCCTGAGCCTGCGCTTTTTGTTCTGGTGCTAACGCCTGATACTGTGGAGAGGCGATAACATCTTTCCATGCTTTAGCCATTAATCACCCCATAGTGAAGAAAAGTTACTGCTGGCTGCTGGCTGTGATACCTGTGCAGGTTGAGATTGCTGCCGCTGAGATTTACCAACATTAACGTTATATTGTTGGTTGTAATTGTTGGTGTATTCCTGAATTTCACGAATCGACTGCTGCATAGCCTCCGGGCTTGAATAGTCAACCTGCGGCATCCCCTGAAAATACATCTTCGCTTCTGCAACGGTGTTAATACCACTGGCACCCATGTCCCTTGCTGCCGCCACGCCCTGATTCTGCATTCTTCCCTGAATACGTTGTGCTGAGTTATATAACTGGCGCTGCTCTTTTCCTGTTAATCGGCTGCGAACATCAGCACCAATTGCCGGGTTACCTGAGCCGCCGGTCATTCCTGTCGTGAAATCGAGAGCAGAAGCGTCTGCATTTGCGATCGCGTCGATATCCTTCTTCATGGCATAGTTTTGTGCTGATGCAGACGATGTTGCAGGCGCTGCGATTGAACTGGCAGGAACGCGAACCATATTCCCCTCGTTGTCGATGCCTTCGTAGAACGCATTAGCCCCAGCGCCGTGAAGTTTCCCGCCTACCGTTACAGTTCTGCCATCTGATAACTGAACTGTACGCTCATCATTCCCAGCGGTTCCTCTTGTTGACGCTCGCTGCATTGCCAAATCCTGCCCGCGTCGCGCAGTAGAAGCAGATAAATCCTGACCGCGCATCGTGATGTTCTGACCTCGTGCTGTTAGCGCCTCGCCAGCCTGATTGCTGCGGATTGTCTCTGCAAGTTTTCCGCGATCAATCTCACGACCAGCCATCTTATCCTGAACATTGAAGTAATCAATTGGACCAAGAGCAGCCATCCCAAGGTGATCAACAAACTCACCAAATCCTGAAGGATTCTGCTGATACATCTGAGCAACGTTGTTAGGGTCAACACCTACGCGATTCAGTTCCTTGGCGTTGTTTTGCAGCCATGATTGCATCGCTTCTGGAGACGATGCCGCAAGGCTAGCTCCAGCCGCTAAGGTACCGATGGAATTGCGCTGGTCTTCATCAATGAATCCCATGCCTTTACGAACGGATTCAATCTGGTCTGGATATTGAGTAGCTAACTGACGCAAAGCACCGCGATCGCCAGACGCATAAGCATTAGCGTATGCCTGCTGAAATTCTTTCTGCCGCTGAGCCTGCTTTTCCTGCTGAAAAACACCCGCAATACCTGAAAGACCTTGCAAAGCCGTCAGTCCAACATTGTTAGCGCCTGAACGCTCAATATCATTGTTCTGCCTGATAAGCTGAAGCGTATTTCCGATGTCATTTACGCTAGGAGCGTTTGAGTTGACGCCGCCGATACCAGCCAACAATCCGCCGTTTGTTCCTTGCCAAGTAGCCATGATTACCCCTTAAAACAACGAGCCAAGCAATCCGATACCAGCACCAATGCCAGCGCCCCAAGGTGTTGATGTTCCCAAAAGGCTGGCAAGACCTGCACCGGCAATCGCACCAGACGTGCCACCGCTAATTGCAGTCTGAAGACTTGATGGTTTATTGGCATTAGCAGCTGCAAGTGCTGCGCTTTGCTGTGCAATGCTGCTCATGTTGTTGGCGTATGTCTGCCCAGCGTTTGCCTGACCTTGCAGCGCACCAAGCCCAACGTTTGCCAGATTGTTGTAATTGCTCATCTGGTTTGATAACCACGACTGACCGAGAGTAGGAGCAATCGTAGCCAGTTGATTGCTTGTGGCTGTCGAACCAAGTCCGCCCGTCGCCTCAGCAGCAGCAAGACTCTGGTAACGAGCCTGACCTGCAAGGTCTTTATACTGCTGAGAGTTGTAATACTGATTAAGTGCCTGACCCTGTCCTTCTAAACTGGAAAGGTTCTGAAGCTGGTTAACATACTGCTCCGCAAGCGGCGTGAACGGAGCAAGGTTTTTCATGATCGTCTGCCACTGCTGATTTTGCAGGTCTGCGGCATACTTCTGAGCTTCTGCGGCATACTTTGCGCTTTTATCAGAACTGCCACCTTTCCCGCCTTTTTCAGGGCAATAAGGTTCCTCGCCGCGCAGTTTTCTGCCCAGCTTAAATGCATATAACATGGCTATCTCCCGCGATTCAGGAAGTCGATTAGTTCTTCGCGTGTGGCGCTGTAAAACGTCACGTCATCCACGCCTTTAAAGTATTTCTTGATGGTTCCTACACGCTTAAGGCCAATCATTGCGCAATACATCTGACCGTGGCGGAATTTGCGCGCAGCGAACGATGTGACGCACTGAACGGTGGTATTGGTGAGAATATATCGCCAGAACGCCAGTCCGATTTCCTTACTGAATCCGCGAATCTCAGGCAGGTACATGGCGTGGCAGTCAAAGGTCATCGGCTGAATCTCGTTGTAATACACGATGCCACCGAACTGACCATGTACGTTCACTTCAAAGTAACGACACTCAGGCTTGTAGTCGTATCCGTCACCGTTGTTGCTTCCGGCAATGATGTCGGGGTGGTTGCCAACCATTTCTATCAGGTCGATGTTGCGTGTTGGAGTGAATGTAATCATTAATCAATCAACCCATGTGCACGCAAGGCGTCTTCCAAAGCCTTAGTGCGCCGACGCTCAGCAATTAGAGCATTGGCTATAGCCTGGATTTCAGATTGCGTGTAAGTATCGCTAACGGCAAATGTCAGGTCAGCGTTAAATGCGCCTTTATTCGCCGTACCCGTAGCTGCTGTCCATCCAGTCTGTCGGGCGCCGACAACCTTCTTTCCGCCGACTGAATATGACGTTGTCACGTTGAGGGGTGAAGCCAGCGATTGAGATGTAGTGGCAGTTTTAGATACGTAGTCAGCCTGCAATGCCGAAATATTGTTCTCGGCAGTCGTAACCCTGCCATCAAGAGCACTAACATTAGTCTGCAAGGAGGCAATTTCGCCTTCAGCGGTAGTTACCCTGACATTCAGCGCAGTAATTGCCTTAGTGTTCGCAGTAATGCGACTTTCGTGGTCATCTACATCGATGCGCAGTTGCTTAATTCTTGCTTCATGGTCTGCAAGCTCTACATCCTGCTCATCATTTTTTACCTGTGCGTCATAAGCACCCTGTCCAGCTTCGTTTGCCTTTCCCGCAATAGCACCAACGTCAGTTCCCTGCGCGATTACATAGAGCAGATAAGACTGGCTAAAGACGTTACGGGGAAGAATTGAAGCGTCGAGACGGGTGGCCTGAATAACGACAGGATTATTAAGTGACGGGTCTGCCATATTTTACTCCAGACGAATTTGACACCCGGATAGTGTTACTGGTGATTTGGTGATTACTCGCAGTTTGAATCCAATTAATCGACGAATGCGCCCAACACGTTTCCATAAAACGCGCCTGTCGTACACAAACGGCTCGTTCTGCTCAATCATCTGTTCACGACCGTAATTGATGCCGTCAGTTGTTGCAGACAGGAACAGGCGGTCAGCGTATTGAGCAACACCAGTGGATGATTCAACCTCAAGGTCGAAGCATCTGGCGTTATCTGCTTTGAAAAGGGGCGTAAACAGTAGGTGTTCTTGTTGTTTGTCGTACTGGCTGCTGATGTCGAATTGCAACTTCCCGACCACCGCTTCTGATTTATCGCCGCACGTAATCTGGTTGCCTTCATACATGAAGTCGACAGCACGATATACATCATCGTAAAGCCCGGTTTTCAGCACGCACCATTGTGGTCCGTTCTGACTTGACGATGCGTCGTAAACCAGAACATGACGAGGGAGATGAATAATCAGAAGCTCATGAGAATCGAAGCGCAAAGTTTCCATTATACCCGTCGCCAGTTCTTCAGCGGTGTATGAGCGGATAATCTTCTCAATACTGGCGGTCGCAATTGGTGAAGCCTGCCCTGACCCGATGATGTAGACAGAGGGTGCTCCAGTAGCCGGGTGACTGATGAATGCGTATGAATCAGCGAATGGCGTTTTACAGTATGTTCCGGCAATCCCCTTCTGTACCATTAACGATGGCTGTGCGACATACAACGCAGCGCCAACGGTGGTTGCGCCTGTCAGGGAGAAATACTCTATCGTCGATGAACCAAAGCAGACGATAAAGTCTCGCCACGTTCCGATGCCAATGATGCCGTCCGGCTGCGATTCTGCGCGATATTCTGCACTGTAGCGGTCAGGATGCGATTCATCTTCGAGGTCAGTGATAAACCATGAATCAGTGCCGTCTTTTGACCATGCATAACGCCCACGTAAGCGCGTGATGTCACGAACCGAACCTAACTCATACTGCGTGAATCCGCTGTCTGTAGGCCAGTTTGAGACGGTTTTAACCGTGCCATCATAGCGATACTCGACCAGTTGACCATTAACGCCTACCGCCTGTGATGTGCGACCATGTGCCATTGATACGCGACCACTTCCGGCAACATCACCAACTTCGCTTTCTCCTTTGTAGAGCTTGCCACCACAAACACGATAAACGGCGTTCTGAGCGGTGTTGTACTCAACTCCACGCGATACGCCGTTCACATCATAACGTTTGGTAATGCCCGGGAATGAGCGAAGATAGCCGCTGCTGTTAAGGATTTCTTTTGGTGTTGCCAGCATATTCACTGGCAGATAGTCGGTATAATCAGCGTTCTTGAAGTCTTTACCCAGTCCCTTCATCAGGGGAAGTTGTTGAATCGGCATTCTGCTCTCCGGGGAAATAATGCCATTCGTTCAGATTGGCGAAACTGTTTCCACTGCCAGTTGGCATACGTGATGGGTAAGGCGCTCTTTTTGCTCTAGAGATAGCGGTTTGCTTATAGAGAAGCTCTTTTCCATATTTAGCGGTTGCGATAATTTTCGCTGTGGCCTCAAGCGCGTAATCCGGGGCAATCCGGCAAGCCAGATTGTGGAATACCGCGCTGACTGCGCTGGATCGAAGCCCGTGGTCGTCACCTTCGGATGGCGGGTTGTCATCATCTGAGAATACATAACCGGTAATGATGCCTTTCCCGTCCTGATACCACTCAGCCATCATCGCTTCCAGATCATCAACGGCATCCTGCATAGACTGAGGTTCGACATCGGTAAGGGTTGCATCTGATGCCACGCCCAGCTTACGAAGCGCCGCCCTGACCAGATCGCCTTTAGTCTTTATCTGCATCGCTTTCCGCCTTAGGCTTTGGTCCTGGCTTTTTGCGTTCTTTGGTTGCTGGTTCTTTCGGTCGCAGGCTTAGCAGACGATTCAACACATCATCTGCCGTGTGGCCGTCCCATTCCTTGCCAAACTCAATTTCCGTGCCTTTAGGCAGATGTTCAATTTCACTCTCTGGGAGGTGGTATGTTACCGCGCCTTCTGGGGTGTCGATGCCAGCTAACACCCATCCATCCCATTGCTCGCCGTCATGATGCTGGAAGCTCCACCATGCGCTTTCGGGGAAGGCATTCATTAGTGTTGAAAACAGGCGCACTCGATGTGCATATAGTTCGTTAAAGGTGTGGTATCCATCAGATACGTCACCCATGTCTTTCTTGGCCACGCCTGACTCGCCGATTGGTTCGTCATTAGTCTCCGGCACCTCATTTGGATGCTTAACCCAACCATCGGCAAGGTGATCTTCTACGTCGCCGTCATCGACAACTTTAGCCTGAACTTCCTTGCCCCATACCTTCGTTCCACGACCCTGCTTATATAGCATTACGCCCATATGTCACCTCAAATAAGAAAGGGGCCGAAGCCCCTGTTAGTTACGCAGTCTGACCAGGCAAGCCAACGCCGATTGCTTCCGGGCGGGTCGCGTTTACGCCGTACCACAGCGCAATACGGCACAGACCGGACAGGGTGGAAATATCCCCCTGCGTAGCGAAGATACCGTTCAGGCCAACATCAGGGATGCTGAATGAGGTAGTTTTCATACCTGCAAAAAGTTCATGGTTAGCCGGAATCGGCTGAGACACGATACGAATAGCATCGTCAGCCCAGAACACATTAGTGCGAGCGTCTTTAACGTTCAGAATGTTCACTGCCATTGCATCAGCCAGCGAGGTGTTAACGTTGGCGTAGGCACGCTGCTCAGGAGACAGGGAAACATCATCCAGCGCTACCGGCTTCGGCGTGATTTCAACATGAGTACCGTCAACAACGCGGACTACGGAGAAAGTCGCGTCCTGCGCCAGCACGTTCTTAGCCATCTGACCAAGGAACTTCACGCCAGCAAACGAAATTTTGTCTCCGCGTTTCAGGCCGGTAGTTGCAGACAGGGTGACGGTAGCAAAACGGTTATCAACGTTAACTTTGTTGCCATCGTTATCCAGTTGCCATGCGACAGGCTTGAAGGACTGAGCGCCGGATACAGTGATACCAGTTGCGGTGGATTTGGTCAGCACAGGAAGTTTCGGAGAGCGCAGGACATCATCGAAGCCAGCAACCTGACGCTGAATGGTGCCATCGCGGTATGCTTCTTCAGGGATACGCCCGAAGATATCACGCTTGGTCAGGTCGTAACCCGCTTTTTTGTAGTCCTGAGGGTTGAAGAAGTACGATGTCCCCATGTCGCGGTTAAGTTCGCGGGAGAACATGATTTCTTCTGCGTCGGCCACAAAGTTCCAAGCGTCTGCGGTATTAGTGCCGATGGCATCAGGGGAGGTGATAACCATCGAACCCATCTCGGCGGCCATGTTTGCGACTTTCAACTCAACGTTGTTCGCCAGCTTGCGAGCGGCAGACTGGATGCGGCGACGATACGCAGTTTCGTCTCGCAAGTCATCAGCACGCAACTGGAAGAAGTCGTTATCCGGCTCTCCCATGTTTACCGCGACGTTAAGTTCCAGTAACCCTGTCGCTTTATCAGTTAAATCCCAGCCCTCCTGAGTGGGTGACTCTTGCTCTACAGGCATCCAGATGGTATTGCTGGAGCGCTGCATAGAAGCAGCAGGCGGGGTGTATTTCTTGGCTCTCTGCGCCATTGGAGTGATTGCGGAGATGGTTTCGATGATTTCATCTACCGCCAGTGTAACAATTTGACCTTCGTTCAAAGCCATTATCGGATTCCTTTAAGTTTTGCCTTTAGCTTGCGGTAGGTTTCCACATCTCCCTTGCTCGCAGCAGCATCCATTTGTTTACGAATGGCATCTTTATTTGCTGCGCTGACATCACCGGTAATCGGCTGGTCAGCAGGGGGAGCGGAAGAGATTTGTTTACCGCGAGGCTTGAGAGTTAAGCGTTCGGATAGTCGAGTGAGTTCAATCAGCACGGACTGCCCATCCATCGCCAGTAACTGGCGGGCTTTCTCCGGGTTTGCCCCCAGGTGATACATGAGCGCGGCGGACTTTTCCGGGAACAGGCGCATAATGTCGGCCCCAACCGCAGGCGGAACCAGTTGCATAAATGCGTCTTCTTTCTCCTGATAGTCAGGGATGTTGAGCTTTTCCGCCGCGTCATAGTGTTTGCGGGCAGCTTCGACGTATTGCGCTGATTGCTGGGTAAACTCCTGAGTCTTGCGGCCCTGTTCTGCTACGGCATTGCTGCGGGCGTCCTGCGCTTTCATTAGCCATTCGGTATTAGCAGCATTGAAAGCGGCAAGCGCACGGCTGTTGTCGTAGTCATATTTAGCCAGGCCTTCTTCTGACAGATAGGCGTTAATGTCTGGCTGAGGAGGAAGGTCAGGGTTTACCCGTAAACTCTCCGGCAATTCTCCGCGTTTAACTGCCTCCATCTGCTGCTCAAGCTCGCGCTGTCGTTTGCGCTCGATGCGGCGGCGGGCGAATTCTGCGTTCTTTGCCGGGTCTTGTTTTGGTGCTGTCTCATCGTCCTTCAGGACAATCTCAAAGCCCTCTTCCTGACCTGCATTGTCGTTGGCATTATCGACAACTAAGCTATCAGCAGATGCCGCTGCATGATCGCCGGACAGGGTTAAGTCTTCAGTTGCCTGAATTTCGGTGGTTGGTTCCATGATTAACTCTCTCTTATTGAGGTGTCTCGGCTACACTGCCGGAAGGTTGATTTTGTCTCTGCGATTGCAGGATGTTGGCAATGTCCATTCGCTGCTTGTGCGTCTGTTCATCGCCTTTAAGGAGTAACTCAGCATTTGCGCGAGCGTCTTCGCTGCGGTCCTGCTGGAATGAAGCAACGGTTTTAAGGAACTCTCTAAACTCAGATTGTTTACTGAGGTCCATGTTGTTGAAGATTTCTGCGATTCTGGCAGCGTTAAGCTGGTTCTGCGCTTCGACTTTAGCTGCATCGATTTGCAGGGACAGCGTCTGGTTCTGAGCTTTAGCCAGTTCAGCCTGCCCCTGCAGGAGTACGCCCTGAGCCTGAACCATTGCCGGGTCTTGTTGACCTTGTTTGGCTTGTTGCGCCTCTACTAACCATTGCTGCTCTTCGGGCGTTTCTGGCTTCTTAACGCCCATCTGAATAAGCTGCTTGTTGGCATAGTCACGCATCATCTCGACACCTTTACCATCAAGCAGGGTGAAGTACTGAAGCAACAGCAGTTGATATTCTGGCGTTCCCTGTGGCGTCTTGCCGAGCAACTCAAGAATTTCTGCGCGGTTTTGCTGCTTCATGGACTGGAATGATGGTCCAACATCCGTGTAGCACTCATAGCGCCCCCTGATATCGTTTAGTACCTGCCGCTCACCAGTAGCAAGGTCAACAACCTCAGCCATTAGCTGAACATCTTTCTCGCTGCCATCCTCAAGGGTAATCGTAACGTTGCGAGGAACATCGTAGATGTCATTAACTATCGACTGGTAAATCTCTCCGTCACGGCGCATGGCGGTAGCCAGATTATCCTGAAACACGTATGTCTCAAGGTCAGCCCTCATATTCAGTTGATTGACGGTATCAAACGCAACCTGTCCGCCATTTACCGCTTCTGTATCAACTCCGAGAGTGGCAACCTCTTTTACTGCGCTGGTTGCTGCTTCCAGCATATAGGCGTTGGCTTGCGGCACTTCCGGGTTTTCATAATATGCCAGCGGCTGAGTCGGAAGGTCTCCACTATTTTCGTCAGTGCGATTGAGCAGGTAGTATGGGTAATCGTCGTTACCGTCGTACATATGCTCAAATCCTGCAATCTGCTCAGGCCAGAAGAACGGCTTCTTCTTCGGAGTGCGGGCCACGATGTCGGCGTTGAACGACATAATCATGTTGCGCAGACGCTGACCGTCTTTTGTCAGGCGGACGACACCCTCATACACTTCTTTATCTTCAACGAAGCCCCACTCTCCGAATACCGGAACAATGGGGATATGTTCGCCAGCAATGAGCTGCTTGTCTTTGAGTACAGCAGTGCAGGTGATAATCGATTTGTATACCCGGCGACGCTTAATCTGGCGCTCTGCAATTTTGATAAATCCACTATCAGCCAGGTCATCGATGACGTC